CGAGTAGAGCTAGTGCACATGATGACACCGATGTTGGCGTCAACCTTGTCCATGTTCGCGTTGACCCGCTCAACGCTGTAGAACTCGCCGGTGTCATCTTTCGACAAAGCCAGACGAGAAGTATAGCTGATAGTCACTAGTCCTCCCACCCCTGGCTACGGCGAAGAGCGGCCCGGAAGCTCGTGCGCTTGCTCTGCAAGGTGCTCTGATCGATTCGGATCTTGGACTTCAGCTCTTCACTAAGCTTCTTGGCCCCGGATTTGGTGCTGATGCGGTACCTCAACTTGGCTTGGGCACAGCGGGACAGGTGGTCTTTCCGAGCCACACTACGGCTCGGAGCCGTCACTAGACTGTGCAATCCTGCGCCGATCCCCTCCGAGCCCAGGAGCATCGCGCCTTCAGCAACCACAATCTCCATGAGCTCGTCTTCGGACATCGGGCCATACTCGGCCAGCCGGTGCTCGAAGATATCGGCGGGCATCGAGTATCGAAAGACCGGAGGGAAGTCCGGGGGTGGCTCGACGATGTCGAACCACAACACGATCTTGGGGCCGTCTACTTCTTCGACCTCTTGGATATCCCTGAAGACCAGTCTCATGCAGACACCCTGTACGCCGCCCAGAAGATGTTCACTGTGTTCGCGTTGTTGTCAAACCCAGTCCAGGTCCACTGGCTGCCGTTCCAGTCATTCGCCAAGCTGATGGAGACGGAAAAGCCGGTGGCCGTCGAGCTGATGATACCGTGCCAGCACCGCTGGTTATTCAGCATCGACACGCTATATGTTGGCGACATGACACCGATCATGGAAGCGCCATAGGCAAATCCATATGCGGCGTTCGTTCCTCCAGGGGCGATCGAAATTCCAGCGACAAGAGCGTCACGGCCGCCGCCTTGCCCTGCAGCTCCGAAATACCCCTTCATCTGGATCTTGCCTTGGTTGTTGATCCAGATGAACGAGTCGTAGGTCGAATTCTGGTATCCGAGCAAGGCCCCCTCGGAGGCGAGCGCGAGCCTCCCGCCCTGTGGGCCAGTGTTGGACCCGGTGAAGTTGGCCCCTGAAGCGAAAACACCATTGCCCATCGATCCCAGGATGTTACTGCTGGATCCGATGTAAGCGTAGCCGTCCCAGGTCAGGTTTCCGGGGTAAAACCTGATCTCAGACATGTAGCTCGAGCCCACCTTCGGGGCAAGCACTACGCGCTCACCGGTGCCGAAGTTAGAGCGCAGCTCCCCTCTGATGACCACATTGCCCGTGATATCAATGGAGACGGTTTGGGTGTTGGTGTTGTCGTATGCCTCGAATGCTGTCGGAACCATCTGGACTCGGCCGGCACCCTCAACGCCAGACATGATCTTGCCACCCATGACCCATGTGGCATTGATTGTTCCGGCGGTGACTTTGGACACAGTCAAGTTCGAGATGTGAGCGTCATCGATGAGAAGTGCCGTGGCAACAGCCGCGATGCTCGGAGAGGACTTGTTCCCGTCGTTGTCTACCGCAACTACCTTGAAGTACACCGGGTTGACAGACTCAACCTGGAATGTGCCTACGACTGGAACTCGGCCTTGGATAGCCGAATTGTTGGCGGGCAGCTTTCCCAGGAGCGTCGAATCTGTGGGGGAGAACAGAGGCTCGTATTGTCCATGCACCTCGAGATGGTGCAAGTCAGCATCCAGGTTGAAGGTGCCGCCGTCCGAGCGGCCCAAGTAGTGCGTGATCTGAACGGCAATACGGGAAGAGGCCACCGAAGGCGCAGCCGGAACGGCTGGAGGGATGGTGTCCCCGTTGGTCTGCCAGCTAGTAAGAGCAGACCATGCACCGGCATTGGCCGGCTTCGCGCTGTCGACCGCGCGGATCTGGGCCTCGTACGGCATGTTCGAGACCAGATCTTGCAGGAGAACCTCGAGCTCAGACCATGGAGCGACCTGGTACTGCCATCCTCCTGCGGTGTACGTGATGGGCTGCGCATGGGTGCCGGCTGCCAACTGCCCGTGTGTGAACAGCGACATCTGAGCATGCGAAGAAGGAAAGATCGGTGTGCTTGCGGTTCGATAGCGGATCTCGAAGTGGCTGCCGTCAAGAATAGCGGTGCCGTCGACATTCGCTGGTCGTGTCCACTTCAGGACGGCTTGCGCTCGGGTCTCGCCTCGAATCGGCGACTGGTACACCGACTGAATGAATGGGGTGACCCAAGCCGGCACACCCGGCACAGAGGTGTCGGCGATGGGGCGAGAGCCCATCGGACCGCCATCACGCCCGGCGACCAGGGTGCGGCTGTAACCGCCAACCTGCAAGTGGCTTGGACCAGTTTCGAAATTGACATATGGTGTCAGGTCGTACCAATTACCGTTTGCATCGCGGAAGGCAACGCTCATTCCGGCCACGATCGGCCAGGACATCTGAATCAGCCGGAGACGCATCGGATAGATTCGGTCCCCGTTGAACTGGACCTCGTTGTTGAGGTCGTACACCCCCTCATCCGGTGCAAAGGCATTGATGTAATCACCGACCTCAACTGTTCCCTTGAGGTCGTACTTCTCAGTGGAGCACCGCAAGCTATCTGTGGTACCGCTGAAGCGGTTCAGCTGGAGCTGCGCCCTGGCCTGAGCGTTTGAAGCATCGGTCTCGGACTCGCTGATCATCCGGGTAATCTTCACCGGATTTCCGAGCAGATCCTTCCAGAGATTCAAAGCGGGATTGATGTCGGCCGTCGCCGTCACCGTGGCCGCTTCGGAGCCGCTCGCGAGCAGAAGGGTTCGAGTGGTGAAGTCCTCCATGCTCTGGTCTGTCGAAGCTTCGCCTCCAACAGATTCCAGGAACATATCGGACTGATAGCCCGTCTTGGGGGACAGAATGGCTTGCGGCACGACTTGGAACAGATCCGACTCAAGCCCAGCGTCAACTGTGGCGTCGCCGTTGATGCGCCAATCCCCGCCCAGGGTGTCGCAGATGTAATCCAGGGCTCGACGACGAGTCAAGTACTGCAATGTGGCAGTGAATGGGGCAGAAGAGACATTGTACACCGTCCCCTCTTCAACCGAAGCCGCCCCGGTGAGAACCTGCCCGATTGCGCTCTGGAAAGTCGCCGCAGTGAACGTCATCAGGCTTTCGATGACGTCGCCCTTGTCGTCTTCATCCCCCATCCAGTGCGCCATTCCGGCACCTTCAAGAGTGGTCAGACCGCCCTCGACGCTCTTGCCGCGAAATACCCCGACGTACCTCGCCGGCTTCAGCAAGGCATCGGTCATGTCGAGCTCTCCGAGCTGGCCGGGCACGATGCAGATATGTCCGAAGTAGCTCAGATGCTGCATGATCTCCAGCGGAGTGGAAGAGCTGAGCTTAACGCTCCACGAACCCACTCCTCGCAATACCTCTGTCACCGGCATCAGCGAGCCACCCCTTGCACTGACTCAATGGGCGCTCCGATGTACTGCGCCAGCAAGGCGGCTGCGGCGTCTCCCGCCGGGGGTGTGCTTACCTCGACCCCGATGAATGCAGACAATGACGAGGTATCGGCCTTAGAAATGCCTCCGTTTACCGCATCAGCTGTGAATGTCTTAGCCGATCCCAGAACGAACTTGTTCCCGTCCGCGTCAGCGGCACTGGCGATGACGTATCCGGTGGCAGAGGTGGCAGCTTCCGCAGTGGTGCGAACGATCTTGAGAGTCGCACCATACTCGTGCTGAACGTACACCTCAACGAATCGAGCTCCCCGCCGGAGCAGGAGGTCGATGGTGATTCGCCCCGGAATCCCCAGCGACTTCGTCAAGCGAATCACTGAGCACTCGAACTCGTTCCGAATGATGTTGCAGTAGTCCGGGATCCCCACAGCCTGCAAGACGCCGGGGCCGTAGATGCCCTCCCATACCGGAGTGAAAGTCACATCGTACGTCTTGGCCCGCCAGGCGTCGTCGGTCCATGCAGAGACACGAAGGGTGCCAGAGTCGTTGTCGACCTTGATCAGGCCGTTGTTGATCTCCCACCCAGAGGCCGGCAAGGGCGAGCGACTGGAGGTACGCTCAAGCCCATTGTCATCGATGATCCGACAGCGCCCCAGGCGGTAGTTGGAAGGCGAAGATCCCCATTTTGGATTGCCCGTCACCGGCAGGTCGCGGTAGACGCTGATGTTTCCTTCTGCCGTCTCTCGGACCGTGATCAACGGTGCGTTGCTGCTGGCCGAAAACACGTTGTGTCCGATCGGCGGGGAGACCCAGCGCGAGCCTACGATGCTGTGCTGGTTCGTCCGGGTGACCGGTCCGGACAGCCTGCTCTCGAAATCTAGGTCGCTCGTCCTTCCCGCCCGGATGAGATTCATACTCCAGGACATGACACCCAGATTATCCGGCATCCACTTGTCATAGCTGCCAGCGATGGCGTCGATGTAGTAGAAGCCGTCCAGCTCAGACTTGTGGCTGAAGGTGACGGGAAAAAGACTCCCCTCCAGCCCCATCAAGTCCTCTTCTCGCTGCTGCAACTGCTCCATGCTGACCCTGGGCATTGACTCCTGCCCAGAGATCTCCAGGGTGCGCCCCAGAGATCCGTTGCTGATCGAAACAGAGGAGTCTTCTCGGAGAGTGATGCGACCGACAGTCACAGCGCCGAACGCCACCAGATCACTTCCTCTCCTTGTCGACCTGTCGAATTCCTTCGTGCACTGCTTCCATCAACTGCTTCCAGCCCATGGCGTCCAGCGGATTCATCCCGCTGACATCGATCTGCACCTTCTCTACGACTATCGTACTAGCCCCGGGCGCGCTAGCCGTAGCGGGGACGGCCGTTGCAGGGGGCAGAGACGAAGCAGAGGGCGCTGCCGGGTTAGTTACGGCCGAAGCCGCCGTCGTTAGTACGCCAACGTTCGTAGACGTACTGAGGGCTCCAGCAGCCGCCGCTACCTCGCGGCTTGCCACCCCGATTCCGCCTGCGATATCGGAGGTGAGGTTCTGCAGGAAGCCTGTAATTACGTCTCGCTTAGACTCCAAGCCGTTGAGAAGGCCGTTCATGATCGCCACACCGGCGGGGATAAGAAGCTTCTTGTCGTAGGTCAGCGGACCCTTGTGAGCGGCAATCCAGTCGGCAATGCCCCCGACGAAGTCCTCAACAGACTTGAAGGCATTCTTCAGGCCATTGAGGAAGCCTTCGATGACGGCCCTTCCCGCCCCCGTGAGCAGATTCCAGAGGTCTCCGAGTCGATCCTTGATCCACTGCGGGATCTTTCCGACCCAGTCCACCACCGAGTTAACTCCGCGCGAGACTGTGTCGGTGACGTCTCGCCAGATCCCGCCGAACCAAGCCGCGATCGGATCCCAGAAGCTGTGCCAGAGGTTCACGACCCATTGCCACGCGCCGCTGATCACATCAGAGACCCAGGTGACCTTATCCCGGGCGAAGTTGGTGAGCCCCTCCCAGAAGCCGTTCCACCAGGCAATGATTGGATCGAAGATCATGTGCCACGCCGTCACGGCGATGGTCCACATCATCTTCAACCACTCGGTGAACTCGTTCCACTTCTGGGTGACGAACCCGGTGATCCCCGTCCAGAAGCTCTCCCACCAAGCTGCGATGGGCTCCCACAAAGCGCGGAAGGCCTCGGTGATCAGGCCCCACACCCAGTTGAAGAAGTCCATCAAGCCGTTCCAGATCAGCATGGTGAAGTCCCTGATCGTCTCCCACACATGGATGACGATGATCAGGATCACATTCACAGCAATGCTGATGAGGTCCTTGATGATGTTCCAGATGCTGGTCAGGATCGATA